CAGGTTCTGATAATGCTCGGTATGTTGTGCTGGTCGCATTCTCTCGAGTGCGCGCAAGTCGGCCCCCCTGCCGGGGTTGGGGTGCTGCAAGCAACGGGTCCCTCGGGCCTGGGACTCTTGCGGAGGGGCCCCTTTTGACACCCACGAGAGATGGGACCCATTGGGGAGGGTCCCGAAGTCCGGTGGGCTGGTTGGGTGAGCGAAGCGAATACCATGAGCGTCAAGGGGAATCCAGTGGGGGAGCGTCATCTTCGTCCTGTTCCTCGTCTGGTTCGTCGAGGAGCCATGGTTCGGGGTTTTCGGAGGGGTGGTCGTAGTGGGGGTGGAAGTCGGTTCGGGTGTAGAAGATGCCGACGCCTCGATTTTCTTCGAGGGCCATGGGGATGCGGATGTTGTGCCAGGGGTTCCAGGATAGGCAGGCAGCGCAACAGATGGGACCCCAGGCGAAGGGGGTGGGTGTTCCGCAGGAGGCGCAGCGGCGGGTGGTGGTGATCCAGGAGATTCGGGTGAGGCAGCGGGAGCAGCTGGGCCGATGGCTGTCCCAGGGGGCGTTGATGGGGTGTCCGTAGCTATCGCAGGATCGGCCGCACGTGGTGCAGGATGCGGCGGGAAGTCGAGCGTGACGTACGCGCGCTTTGGGGCCTTCTTGTGCGCGTTCCGCGGGTGGGCGTTCACGGCTTGGCCTCCAGGATGGCGAGGATGGCGTTGACCTTTTCCTCGATGCGAAGGAGGCGGTCTTTGTGTGGTGCGGAGAGGCGGTAGGGTTCGATGAGGGGGCGTAGGGCTGCATCGCAGGAGGCTCCCCAGCCGGGTTGCCACCGCAGTCTTTTGGGCGGGTTTCCCTCTTGGGTTTCGTAGGCGACGACATCTTCGAGGGTGTGGAGGTTGAGCAATCTGAAGACTCGGAGTATCCTGGTTCGGATACCTTTGGAGAAGCGGGGGCTTTCAAAGGTGAGGTCTTCGACTCTGGTGGACAGCGGGATGGGGGTCACGGTTGGTCCTCCAGGATGCACTCCCTGATTTCGAAGAGGGCTCCGGTGCAGCCAGGGAGCTTGGAGGCGATGTTGTCGTGGTAGGCTTGGGCGGCGGCACGGGAGGCGAAGGCGCGGAGGGTGTAGTCGCGGTCGCGGTCGAGGAAGAAGGCTTGGAGGAGGAAGATGGTTCGTTGGGTCATGGGTTAGTTCCTCTCTGCTCGCCGGAGGGACAGCAGGTACCAGATGTCGCGCCCTGGTGGGATGCGTCGCCAGCGGGTGGCGGATCCGGTCTCCAGGTAGTTGCGGCGCTTGATGCGGCGGATTTGCTTGATGTGGATGTTGCCGTTGAGGAAGTCGGAGATGGGTTTGACGTAGAACTTGGAGAGCGCACGACTGTAGAACGCTGGGATGTCGAGGGCGGCGTTGCGAGAGGCGCGGCGGCGCTTGTTGCGGCGGTTGGTCATCGTGGTCTCCTGGTGCGCCAGGCGCGTGGGATCCTGATGGGTGGGCTGGCGAGGTAGAGGTCGATGCCGTTGACGATGGCGAGCGTGCGGGTGGTCCCGAGGGGGATGATGAGGTCCTTGCCGCGCCACTCGGGTGGGCGGAGGCTTTCGACGTAGCAGCGCTCGCAGCACAGTTCGAAGGCGTCGCGGTACCAGGAGCGGAGCATGGTCACCTTGAGGCGGTGGCCTGGGGCGATCAGGGCGTGGGCGCGAGCAGCCTGCCGGTGCTTGCGGCGCAGGAGCGCGGGCAGGGTGGTGGTGGCGCGGCTGCGCTTGCGGTACGGGTGGTAGCGGGAGGTCACGTGGTCTTCTCCAGGATCTTGAGCGCCGCGCGGCGGGCTACAGCGGACAAGGCCGCCCTGCAAATGGCGAGCGGAGCGGTCTCGGCGTCAGCGTACCCGGGCCAGTCGAACACGGCCTCGGCGAGGTTGAACTGCGCGCGCCAGATCGGGCGGTTGGAGACCCGGTAGAGGAGGAATCCGTCCTCGCCGAGCTTCTCGACGACGGTCCACGCGGCGGCGATGTCTTCGCTGAAGCGTGGGCATTCAATCGGTCGGCCCGAGCCGCTTCCGTCATCCCAGCGCCACAGCTCATCGCGATCGGGTTTCCAGCCCATGATCTTCTCGGCGACGAGCGAGTCGATCTCGCGGCCGGCGGGGAGGTCGATGGTCATGTCGTTTTCTCCCAGACCTGGTCGGTCTCTATCTGGATCTGGTTCCTTTCCGTGAAGGCGTGCGAACCAAGGTTCAGACGGGGTCCGAAGATCGCGGCGAACTCCCAGAGCGGCATACGGTAGAAGCCGAGAGGGTCTGGCGTTGGGAGGATGCTGGTCATTGGCACCGGCTTCCTTGCGGTCGATGCGATTGCGTAGAAGTAGTCCTCCAGGACCACGCGGCCTTCGGTCGTGAGCTTGAAGACGGCGGTGTCATTGAGTCGAACCAGCATGGTGTTCATTGCGTCACCGCGTAGTGCAGGTTCCAGTCTTGGCGGGCCTTGTCTTCGGACTCGTACACGACGAGCGACTGGCCGCACTGTCAACCGTGGCCGGTGTAGTCGGCCCAGATGTCCCAGATGGCGAAGCGGTTGCCCTTGAGGCTCAGGAGGGCGGACTTGTGTTCCTCGTCGTACTCGTGGTCCACGTAGGCGAGGATGGCTTCCACGTCGTCGGGGTTGACCTCATCGGGGTTGAGCGCGCAGTCGGTACAGGAGAAGAACTCGGAGGTGACGGTTTCGACGGGTGGGATGGTGGTGTTCACGGCCTGAACCTCCAGCCGCACTTGGGGCAGTGGACGACGGGGTGTGCGTTGGGCGGGCGGGAGAGGACGAGGCGGTGCTTGGGGCAGGCGGGGCGGTCGCGCTTGTGGAGGGTCTGGTGCATGGCGAGGAAGGTGCGGGCTTCGGAGGCTTTGGTCTTCATGTGGATGGTTCTCGCAGCCTGAGTAGGGTTTCGGTATCGCGTTCTATCATGCGGGCGAGGCAGACGTCCAGGACGTTTGTGTAGGCGAGGTGCCAATCGGTGTGGCCTTCCTCCTCGGTGCGCGCGGCGACGAGCGGGGTGGTGCAGGTGCGGGGCTTGAGGCCGAGGGCGGCGGATGTGCCGAGGCGTAGGCCGCAGCGGCGGCAGGTGACTGGTGGTTCTTCGGCCCAGGTCACGAAAGGAGGTTCCTCATGGTGACGATCGCGGCCTTGCACGCGGGTACGTCCAAGGTTTTCAGGTCGGCGCTGAAGGATGGCACGATGGTCTTTCCGTTGTGCTCAACGGAAATGCGATGCAAGACACAGCCGTTGTCGAGCAACACCGTCTCCACGATCAGTAAAACGCCGGTTTTTCCGGCTATATGCCGGGCGTACAGGTCGAGAAGCTCGCGGCGCAAGATGCCGTTGCGTGCCCAGCGATCACGTTGGGATTGCGTGGTCATGCGGGTTGGAACCAGTGCTTGCGGCCGTTGTAGGAGGCGAGGACCCAGTTGCGGGAGTCGGGTGCTCGGCATTGCCCTCGGCGCATCACGAACAGCACCCGGGGGTGGCCCTCGATCTCGAACAGCTTGCGGTGGCCATACCCCCTGGTCCTCTGGTCGTAGACCATGCGGACCGCAGGCAGGTCGGTGTCGCCGGCCGGGGTGAGTTGGACGCCGCTTTCGAGGGGCGAGCGGAGCTTGCCGTGGCCGTTGGGGCAGGCGACGAACTGGCCGGATGCGGTGGGGACGAGGGTGGCCTGACACTCGGGGCAGGTGGTCACGTGAGTTCCCCCGGCCAGTTGGTCCAATCGGCCTCGGTGTCGGTGTCCCGGCGGACGCGCTCGCGGTTGCGCTTGCGCTGGCCGTGGTTGTGCGGGACCTCCTGGTCGTTGGCGAGGCGTTGCAGCACGGGGTCGCTGATGGGGAGGAGCCCGCCGGATGGGTGGGAGCGGGTTGGGTCCGCCGGATCGTCGTGGGGGTTGACCGGCTGGGGCTCGCCGAAGACCGGGCCGATGACGAGTCCGGGCACGGGGACTTCTACGGCTCCGCCGAACCGATCCAGGAGCGCCGAGGATGCGCCAGGATCCACGCGGGGCGGTTGGCCGCCTCCTGAGACCTTCGTGGACTCGATCGTCGGCTGGGCGGCCGGCGGCGCGTCCTGGGTGGGCCGCTCGTCCAGCCACCGCTCGATCGGCAGGCCCGACTTGCGCCAGGCGTGCCACTCGGGGGAGCCGACCTTGGGGAGGTTCATCGGCGTGCCCTCCGCTTGCGTGCGTCTCGCCTCTCCTCGCGATCGCGGGTGGTGCGGATCTCCTGGATCTTGGCGTCCTCGAACGCTGCGTCCCACGTCGGGCCAACCCCCATCGTGTGCAGTGTGTGGCACTTGATCTGGGGGTTCCACTTGCGCAGCCCAACGTAGTACCACGTACCGATCAGTTCGGAAGACTCGGTCCAGATGTGCGATTCGTCGCCCCACAGTGATCGAGCTTTCGCGATTGCCTCTGCGACGGTCATGGTGCTCATGCGCTCGCCTCCTCGTTCTTCGCGACCCACTTCTTGAACTTCAGCAGCTTCTTGGCGTGCTCGGCTTCCATCTCGGCCTCCGACTTCGCGCCCTTCGCCCCGTCGGTCTTCTTGGCTAGGCTCTTCATCCAGTCGGCCGGGTCTCCCATTGGGTTCTCGCGCGGTGCTTCTGGCGGTTGCTCATGCGGGATCGGGTCTCCGGGCCGCCATCCGACCGGGCCATGGTGCTTCCAGTGCTCGCCGACTGCCTGTCCCTTGCATGCGTCGCACCACTTCATGCCGAACTTCGTCGGGTCGGGAACTCGTGAAGGATCTCCTGGACCAATCAGGGCGGGGGCGTCCTCGCCGTAGATCGAAGCAGAACCGCGCATGGCGCGAGCGGCGTCGTTGAGCGCGCCAACCATCGCGGCAGGGTCCTGGAGCACCTGCGCCATCCATGCTCCGGGGTCCTTCAATCCCTCCTTGGTCTTGGCGTGCGAGGCGAGGTCTTCGATGTCGTGCGGGTTGCGCCCGCGCGTCACGAGGATGCAGGCCAGTTCGTACCGCTTGGACTTGGACATGAGGAAGATCCCGCAGCGGCCAAGGGTGTCCGCCATGTCCTGCTGCTCTGGGGTCAGGGCCGAAGGCTGCTCTTCACCACCACCACCACCACCACCCTGGGGTTCGCATTGTGGTGGTGGTGTTCTATGGTCTTCTCTTCTCTTTCTCTTCTGGGTGACGTGCTCATCCGTCACGCCCGTGACGGGGCTGTCGTCACGCGCTCTTGCGCGCCAGTTGGCCGTCCGTGTTTGCCCGTCGATCGGAGGTCTGATGAATTCTGCCCAGTCGCGGACGAGCAGGCTTCCAATCTGTTCGCCCGGGCTAAGGAGACCGTGGAGCGTCGCTGCCGCAACGGCCGCCTGTAGCCGTTCCCGCGACCACCCGTCATGCGCCAGTAGCGTCCTCCCGATCGCAGGGACTCGACTCGCAGGAATCTCTCCGTCGAGGCTCTCCGCATCGAAGCAGAGACCGCACGCATCGAGGAAGACGAGGACCGCATCCGTTCCCGCCGACATCGCCTGCGCGGTGGTCAGGAGGTTGCGCTGAAACTTGAACCAGTGCGGGATCATGGCTCCCTCCGGTTCGTCGTGTTCTTGACAAAACATGGGAGAGCCTCTAGGTGTCTTCTCACCGTTGACCTCTTTTCGGGCCGCGCAGCTTCTCCACCATGAAGGGCTGCCGGCCCGATTCTTTTCATCTTGCCACTTTCCAGCCGGCGTGCAAGCATGACCGGGCGCCTTGCATGGGCGCGCTTCTTTCATGCCTTCCGGAACAGCGCCGCGCAGAACGGCCGCGTGGAGAGTCGAGCCAGCACCTGCCCCTCCGGGACCTTCGTCCGGATGCTCGCCACGCCCACGTAGACCCACAGGCCGGGGACGTTCGGCGCCACGTCGGTCGCGCAGATGTCGTACAGCTTGACCTTCCAGCGCTTGCCATGCCGCATCCGCATGGCCTGAACCGCAACTGGAAGGCGCATGACCCACGCCCGCGCATCCCGCCGCTGGTCCGCCACGCCGCCCGGAATCCCGGGGCGGCCCTTCGGGTTGTTCGACTTCCCGAGGGGCGGCATGGTCAGCTCTCCCCCAGGTTGCCGCCCGGACCGCCGGGGCTGCCCGTCTTCGGGAACGGACGGAAGATCCACCACCACCAGTTCACTTGAGCACCATGGCAAAGACCTCGTTCGTGTAGGGTTTCGGTTCCATGTCCCGAAGGCTACCATCGAGCCTACCCGGGTTATACAGAAAGCTGTTGACTCCAGGCAACCACGCCCCCATCGTGCCGCCAACATGAGCGACCTGCTCCCCATCCCCATCATCGCCAAGCACCTCGGTCTCGATCGAATGCGGCTCGACAACTGGCGCCGCTTCGGCATCTGCGGCGAGAAGCTGAAGACCAAGCGCCGCGGCTCCCGCGTCCTCGTCCGCATGAGCGACGTGAAGCGGTTCATCGCCAAGTGGATGCCGAAGGGAGTCAAGCGTGGCTGACCATCTCCCCGCAGAGGAAGTTCGCCAGCAGATGCGCCGCGCGCTCAAGCGTGAAGTCCCTGTGCGAATCAAGTTTGGGCACGAGACGTGGAAGAGCACCTACGCCGGCGAAGTCCATTTCATGTTCGGGGACTGGGAGATCGTGATCTTCAACGACTGCGATTCTTTCGACTACGTGGACTCGGCAACGGCTCCGGATGGTCGTCACGGTGACTACGATTCGTGGGCGAAGGAAACCCCGATTGATCTGGACGACTACAGCAACAACAACCCGGACCGTGGATGGACCGAGGAAGAGTTTGCGGGAATCAAGGCTCTGTTGGAGGCCGCACGATGAGCGACAAACCGTGGAAGCAGTTCGAGCGCGACTGCGCGGCGCTCATCAACGGCAAGAGGTTCTGGTCGAACTCGGGTGAGCGGCTGGACGTGGAGTCCGACGCCTTCCGCGGCCAGTGCAAGCTGGTCCAGCGCATGTCGCTCGCCGAACTGACCAAGCTGGCCGAGGAGATGGCCAAGGACACCGAGAAGTTTGGCGTCGTGTTCACGAAGCTGCGCGCCGGCAAGGGCCGCAAGACGCCGATCCTAGTCACCATGACGGCCGAGGAGTTCCGATCCCTCATCATCTGCTACTACAAGGAGAACAATGACCGACCCGCAGCCGACCCCGGACCTGATCCCGTTCTACCCAGCGAAGGACTTCGTGGTGGTGCGCCCAGCGAAGCCCAAGACCAAGGAGGGCTCGATCGCACTCCCGCAGGTTAGCGCGGCCAAGCCGTGGCACGGGGAACTGGTCTCGGTCGCAATCCTTGGGTTTGAGTCAGACCCAAGGATCGTCTACGCGCTTGGGGATGACACGGCCACAATCGTTTGGTACTCCAGGTCGTTTCCGATGGAGCCGATCCAGATGGCGCGCGATGACGGGACGTGGGACGAGAGTGACTTGATCGTCCTCCATGTCCAGGCGCTCCGCGGTTCCTGGCGTTGCACCCGAGCGCAGGCCGACGCGCTGCTGAACCCCGACGAGCAGCCGGTCGATCCCAAGCTGGAGCGCGAACTGGAGAAGGTCCGTGAGGCGCAGCAATGAAGATGCGCAAAGTGATCGTGACCCTGGAGATTGAGACGGATGTGCCGCTGTGCATTCTCAAGAAGCCGTATTCATGGGATAGCGAGAGCGAGTGGCCTGGCTTCAGGTTCAAGCTGTCCCAGGTCCAGGTCAACGTGGTCGGCAAGAGTGACCACGAGAAGCACGTGGCCCTCGCCAAGAAGTTCCGCGCAAGCCTGACGTGATCGACAAAGCCGAAGAACTCTACCATCTGGCGGATTGGGCAATGGGCCGCAAGCCTAGGCGCGTCTACATCCTCTTCGAGGTGAAGACCGATGCGCCGTTGACGTACCTTGCCGACTCTGCCAATTGGCAGAGCAAAGAATACCTTTGGAAGGTAGCGAGGATTCAGGTCATTGAGCGCAAGTTTCGCAGGCAGAGACGCAAGAAGTGATCGACGAAGCTGAACTCTCCCGCCTCTGGACGCCCGAGCAGATCGGCGTCATCCGCGCCATCGACAAGGCGGCCGAGCAGCTTCGTGCGTCCCTCAAGGGCCGACCCAAGGAAGAGGCCGACGAGCGCGTGGCCAACTTCGGCTGGGACGCGCTCCTCCAACAGTCCAAGACCGAGGAGGAGTTCATCCAGTCATGGTTCAAGATCCGCGTCGAGGACCAGGGCAACCCGCTCGTCACCATCAAGTTCAACTACGGCCAGAAAGTCCTACACCAGCACATCCAGCGCATGGAGCGCGAGAAAAAGCCGGTCCGTATCCTCGTGCTCAAGGCGCGGCGTCTCGGCTTCTCGACCTTCGTCCAGATGTACCTTACCAAGCGCGTACTCACGCAGCCGATGTTCCGCTGTGCTGTCATCGCTCACAACAAGGAACCGGCGATGGAACTCTTCGGCATGTCTTCCCGCGTCGTGGACATGCTGCCGTTCAAGCCGGCGGTAAAGACCGACCGCCGCGATGAGATCCAGACCAGCAAGGGCGGCAAGTACACCGTCGTCACCGCCAACAACGACCAGGTGACCCGCGGCCTCGGCGTGAACTGGCTGCACCTCTCGGAGTTCGCCTTCTACGAGAACGCGGAGGTGGTTCACGACGCGGTGATGCAGACCGTCTCCCGCAAGCCCGGAACCGGCATCATCATCGAGTCCACGGCCAACGGCATGGACAACCTGTTCTACGAACTGTGGGCGAAGGCCGAGCGCGGCGAGAACGACTGGTTCCCGCTGTTCGTCCCGTGGTGGCAGGGCGCCGAGAACCGCATGGAGGTCCCCGAGGACCTGACCGAGCGCGTGCTGGCGGCTCTGGACGAGGACGAGCGCTACGCCATGAAGCAGTACAAGCTGGGCATCGACCAGATGGCGTGGCTTCTGTGGGTCCGGCGCAACAACTGCCGCAACAACGCCGACATCCGCAAGCAGGAGTACCCATCGTTCTCGATGGAGGCGTTCCTGTCCTCGGGCCGGCCGGTGTTCGATCAGAGGCGCATCGAGGAACTGCGGCGGAAGTGTACGCTACCCTACTTCCAGGGCCACCTCGTGTGGTCGCAGAACGGGCGGCAGTTCCCGAACCGGAACACGAGCACGGTGGCGCAGCCATGACCCGCACGACGCGCGAAGAACGCCGCAAGCCCGACTACCACCACGGCCCGTTCTCGCGGATGCCCAACTTCGTCCGCGACTTCGTGCGCCTCTTCCAGCGGCGCAAGCAGCAGGGCGTGACCATCCAGACCTTCGCCCAGTGGCGGGCCGCGCGGTGGAAGGACAAGCTCCCGCCCGCGGACGAGCTGGAGCGATTCCAGTACCATGCGTATCTCGAACAGCAGATGCGCGAAGCAGACAAGGAGCCGAGACCCGATGCCGAGTAACCAGTCCCACCTGCCCCCGAGCCAGCAGCGGTCCGTCGGACCAGACGACCTCGGCTACTCCACCAGCGAGCAGGCCGTCCTCGCCGCCCACGAGAAGGGCGCCGTCACCATGTGCCACGGCTGCGGCCATGCGCTCGTGGTCACCCAGGAGAACGTCCGCGGCCAGCGTGCCATCTGCACCCTGTTCCGCGGCGAACTGCGCGACGTGCTTTCGTGCTCCAAGTTCGTGAAGGCCGATGCCCCTTGACCTGATCCCGTCCCAGGGCGGCAACCTCAAGCTGTGGGCTCCGCCGATCCACGGCCGCAACTACGTCATGGGCGTGGACGTGGCCGAAGGCAAGGCTCCGGCCCACCGCTTCGGCAAGGCTCGCTCCTCCGCACGCGAGTCCCGCGACTTCTCCTGCGCCATCATCATCGACCGCCGCAGCGCCCAGTTCATGGGCATCTGGCACGGATACGTTGACACTACCCAACTGTCCCACATCTGCATGAACCTCGGGATGTTCTACAACCAGGCGCTGATCGCCGTGGAAGTGACCGGGCCAGGAAACGCGGTGCAGGCCAACCTCTTCGACTGGGGCTACCCCAACTTCTACGTCGCGCCGATGGTGAACAAGCTGGACGCGAAGTTCCAGACGTTCTTCGGGCACAAAACCACCCAGCAGACGCGCCCACTGGTCATCGCGTCGATTCACGAGATGCTGGCCGAGGACTCGTGCGACATCCCGTGCGAGGAACTGCTGGCCGAGATGCGCACGATGCAGTTCGATTCGCAGGGGCAGGAGCGCGGCATCGGGGCCAACAAGGACGACCGCGTGTTCGCCTACGGCATCGCGCTTCGCGTCCGCATGGAAGAACTCTTGAGCAGCGCCCCGCCCACCGAAAGCCAGAAGTACGCACACCTCGACGAGATGAGCGCCCGTTTCTGGGCGCTGAACGACAAGGCCGAAGAGGCCCGAGAACAAGAACGATCGCAGGAGGACTACGTTGACTGATTGGCTGTGGCTGCCCTTTGCGCTCTGGGCCATCTGCGAGCGCATCCTGTCCTACCGCGAGCGGCGCCAACTTCAGGACGAGGTGGCTGATATCACCGAGGAGGCGCACAAGCGCGAGATGGCGATGATGAAGGCACTGCGGGAAGCCGTGGACGGCCGCATCCCCGTTGCCGTCCCGATCCCGTCGCCTGCCCCGATGCCGCGCCGCGTGCGTAGCCAGCCATCCCCTCCGCCGCAGGAAGAACCGGCAGGTCCGCAGTTCCACCTGGACGACGAAGCCGAAGCCTACATCGAGCAGCGCCGAGCGCAGGGCATCCCCGACGAGAAGATCGCGGTCGAGGTCGCCGAGATGCAGCGGGGGAAGGTCGGGTAGTGGATTTGACAACGCGGCCATCTCCGTGGTCCACTACCGGGGATGTCCTCCATCACCATCCGTGGTGTGCCGCAACCGCAGACGGCCCCAGCCGCATGGTACGCGAAGCGGTCTCTGACCGACCCGGAGGCCCTCGCGCTGTGTGACTCCCGCTTCGGCGGGGACACCACGTCGCTCTCGAAGTACCAGTTCGAGCGCGAGTGGTTCATCAACGTGATGTACGCGATCGGTCTCCAGCGCGTGCCCTCCATCGGCTCGATGTTCCAGATCGAGCAGCAGGACACGCCGAGCCCCACGTGGCGCCGCCGCTACACCGGCAACCGGCTCCTGCCGCTCATCATGCGCCAGCAGTCGCGGCTGACCTCGGCGCCGATCCAGTGGGACGTGCTACCCAAGTCCCCGGACATCAGCGACCAGCAGGCGGCCAAGGTCGCGGCCTCGTTCCTGTTCGGTACCCAGAAGACCATCGGCATCGACGGGGCGCGCAACGAGATGGCGTGGTGGATGCCGGTGGCCGGCGTCGGCCTCGGCAAGGTGGAGTGGGACGAGTGGGCCGACGGAGCCACCCGGATCTACTACGACCCGGTGCTCAAGAGCCCGATCCCGCCGAGCGAACTGTCCCCTGAGGTGAAGCAATTCCTGGACGACGGGAAGTACTACATCGAGAGCCCCAGCGGCGACATCCGCGTGCGCTCGGTGGCCCCGTTCGAACTCATCGTGCCGACGCTCTCGGCCGGCAGCACGCTCGACTCCTGCGAATGGGTCATGCACGTGCGCCAGATGACGATGAGCGAAATCTGGAACCGCTACTCGCCGTCGCTGGCCAAGCAGGTCCGGCCAGACCGAGAGCCCGGTTGGCGCAACTACTTCCAGCGCCGCATCAAGACCGTGGTCCCAACCTTCGGCTACTTCTCGGCGGTCGAGGAGAAGCACGGCGAGGAGATGGCCACGATCCGCGAGATGTGGGAACCGCCCACCCGCCGCAACCCGGACGGCCGCCTCGTGGTCTGCTCGCAGGACGTGATCCTCTCCAACGAGAAGCATCCGTACAAGGACCTGCGCATCAAGTACCCCTTCGTCAAGGCCGACTACGCCCCGGTATCGACCCGCTTCTGGTCCAAGGGCATGGTCTCTGACCTGACCCCGATCCAAGCGGAACTCAACCGCTCGCGCACGATCGTCCACCAGATTCGCGACATGATGGGACAGCCGAAATGGGGTCTGGAGAAGGGCTGCGGCGTCAACGTGATGACCAGCGAACCGGGCCAGATGGTCTGGATCAACCGCGGCTACCAGATGCCGGTTCCGCTCGCGCCGAACTTGGCCGGCATCGACGGCATCCATGAACTCGTCACCCAGCATCTGATCGATGACCTCAACACGATCGCGTCGCAGCAGGATGTCACGCAGGCGAAGGTGCCCCAGGGCGTCCGTTCCGGCGTGGCGATCCAGATGCTCCAGGAGAAGGACGACTCGGTGCTGGCGCCGGCCGCGCGCTCGCTAGAGACCGCGATGGAGAACCTGGGCTCCATGGTGCTCAAGTTCGCGTCGAAGTACTACAAGGACTACCGCCTCGTCTCGCTCCACGGGACCGAGCGCGCACAGGACGTGCAGTACTTCCGCGGGGACGACCTGCGCAACAACGACCGCGTGCTCATCCGCCCCGGCAGCCTCATGCCGAAGTCGCGGGCGAGCGAGGCCGAGAAGGTCCTGGAACTCGTGCAGCTTGGCGTGCTGAACCCGATGGATCGGCAGCACCTGCGCATGATTACCAAGGTGCTCGACCTCGGCGACTCCGCGACCTTGTTCACGGAGCTTGAGGCCAGCGAGCGTCGCGCAGAAATCGAGAACGAGCGGTTCCGCCTCAAGGGCGCGAACGAGCCGTTCCCCGTGGTGCGCGACTTCGACGATCACGAAGCGCACCTCGCGATCCACAATCGGTTCCGGCACTCGGACACGTACGAGATGCTGCCGCCGGCAGTGCAGGAAGCAGTCGATGCTCACTGCAAGATCCATTCAGATATGGTCGCCGCGAAGCTCCAGCAGCAAATGGCCATGCAGGCCGCCATGCGCGGGGCTCCGGGCGAGAAGGGTGAGGCGTCGCAGCCCAGTCGGGGCGGGAGCGGCGCTGGCATGAACAACCAAGGCAATCCAAAGCAGAAAGCCCCCGGCCAAGCGCAGGAGACCGCAGCGTGACCGACCAGAAGACGATGACCCCGGGGCCGAAGGCTCCCTCAGGACAGCCGCCCCAGACCGCCGCCGACGTGCTTTCGCTGCTCAAGCAGCTTCCCGTGCGCGAGCAGGACAAGCTGCGAACCATGGGGATGCCGATCCCGCAGTTCGCCGAGGGATCGGATCCGACCACGCGGAAGTACTCCTACCTCTGCCGGAACTGCGGTCGGCTCGGGCTCGACTTCCTCGGGACCAAGTGGGAGATCCCAGGCCCGGACGGCAGCAAGGTCACCATCGACGAACCGCCCACGCACATCCCGTTCGACCGCATCGCCACCACCCAGGAGAACGGCGACCCCGCTGCGGTCCACCGCTCCCGCCACCCGCGCAAGCCCATCTGCCGCTACTGCGCCCACGAACTGGCGCTCGGCCCCGAGGGCGGCATCGTCCCAGGACGCAACGGCAAGGGATACGTCGTCATCAGAGAGCCGTGGGAGGAAGCGATGCGGCGGGAGCTGTCGTCGCGCTTCATCCGGCTTCGCAACTTCGAGCGGGAGAACCCGCAACTGTTCGCCCACAACGTCCGCCCGACCGGTCGTAACTGGGAGAGCGCAGGGCAGCCGACGGTCGGGACCACCGCTGGGGTCAAGCCGTGATCCTCAGGATCGATGATCTTCAGTGGGACCAGCTTCCGCCGGAAGTGAAGGCCCACCTGATCGACCTGAACCTCAAGCAGCAGCAGCGTGAGGCGGCCGAGGAGATGGTCCGTGCGACCCAACCTGGACCCCGCGACCAGAAGATCATCTACCACCCGTATGGACCGAAGCCCTTGACACGGGCGGATGGTTCTGTCGTAATCAAGCATCCCCAACACGCCGAGTGGGAACATGACTACGAGGCGTACTGCCGCGCGCAGCGGCTCAAGCAAGTGAAAGGCGCAGTGCAATGAGCAAGGACTACCAGGTCGCTCAGGACATCCCGAAGGACAACTACATCGGGAAGGTCTGCAACGAAGGCCGAGTGCGCCCGTATGGCGCCGACAAGAAGAACGAGGACGGCGGTGAGAAGAACTTCACCGGCAAGTCCGGCCGTGGCCCGACCGGGACCGAGGACTCTCGCTCCGGCGACAAGTACGGCAAGAAGGGCTAGTCGATGAGCAGCGCACCTCCGGAAGAGATGGACCTGACCGCCGCGGCGACCGCGATGGCCCAGCGTTCCGCGTTCATCCGGCAGGCTCGCACTCAGGCTGGCAAGGACCCGAGCGCGGTCCACGACCCGCAACGCGCCGCTTCCTCCCGCGTGGTGGACGGCAAGACCCAAGACACTTCGGGGGGCGTGCCCCCGACGCCATCGCCGGCAGCGAGTGAGCCGGCCCCGTCTGGTGGGGGAACGTCCTCCACCACGCCGGTGTCGAACGACAAGTCCGCCGCAGCTCCATCCACCGTCCGCGTCAAAGTGGGCGACAAGGAACTGGAGATGCCGGTGGACATGCTCGGTTCGTACATCGAGAAGGCCCAGCGTGCCGAGGCAGCCATCCAGGAAGCCGAGACCCTCAAGAAGGTCAAGGTGACCGACGATGCCGTTGCGCTCTCGGTAGCCAACTGGGCGAAGACAGCGACCCCCGAGCAAATGCGAGCGATGCAGGCAGTCATGCGAGGCGAGAGGATCCCAGTTCCGCAGGCCGATCCGTTGGCCGAAGTGGACGAGGACCTGAACGTTCCGCAGGCTGACGAGACACCCGCCGTTGCCCGCCTCAAGGAGGAGCTGCGACCGGCTCTCCACGCGATCGAGCAATTGATCGCCCGGGAGAACCAGCGCTCCGCCGTGAAGGCAGACGAGGATCGCCAAGCGAGCGTCCAGTCCCTCATGTCCAAGTTCGAGGTCTTCAAGGACCCGCTCATGGCAGGGCTGGCACTGCGTTCGATGAAGAACGCGCTCGCGGCCAACGCAGAGCAGGATGTGGTCAAACTCGTGGCGGAGCACGCCGCGGAGTATGGCAACTTCCTGCGCGCGAAGCAGTCTTCCAACACCGCGGCCGGCTCACAGAGCGCGGCGACTCCGGGACCCCAGGATCCAGGAGCCGCCAGCCGACCGGCGATGACCGGGAAGGACCTCACCAACAAGAACGTGCTGAACGCCGTTCTGGGGTTCCTCCGGTCCAGCGCTGCTCGGTAGCGGTTCTCACGCCCCTGATCTGAGGGGCGAGGACCGAGACCGTGAGCATCGAGTTCGCAACCCCAATCACGCCGGCTCTGTTCGACAAGCTCCTGAAGGAGTTCTACCTCGGACCGATCCGTGACGTTCTCAACTCCAAGACGATTCTCCTGAAGCGGTTCCAGCGAGACGAAGTCAACGTCTCCGGCCGCTACACGCTGATCCCGATTCGCGTCGGGCGCAACGAGGGTCAGGGCTTCATCGCTTCGGGGGCTCGCCTCCCGATGCCTGGTCGGCAGCGCTTCGAGCCGATCAAGATCCCGATGAAGTACAGCTACATGCGCATCTTCTTCGACGGCACCGCTGTGGCGGCCTCGAAGAACGACGCGGGCGCGTTCGCGCGTGTGGCGGACACGGAGATCACCGGCGCAACGATCGACCTCGCGAACGAGTGGAACCGCGTGCTGTTCGGCAACGGCACCGGCCGCCTCTGCCAGATCAGTGCGCACACCGGCGGAACGCTGGTCTACACCGTGAGCAACCCGGGCGGGTTCGCCAACGTCGGCCCAGGCGTGCAGTACCTGCGGCCGAACATGATCGTCGGTTGCTTCAACGAGGTGACCGACCAGTTCCTCGGGTCGGCGACCATCTCCAGCGTGGATGTGCCGACTTCGACGGTCACGCTCTCCACGGAGATCGCCGTCAACCCGGCGGTCGGGACCTTCTACTTCTACCGCGTGTCGGACGACACCGCGGGTGTTCCGGGCTCGCTGCCCGATGGCTCGTGGGGCCGGTTCAACGAACCCGTCGGCTTGGCCGGTGCGGTGAGCAACACCGGCATCCCTGGTCCGGGTGGCACCACGGCGAACTACCTCCAGATCGACGCGACCGCGACTCCGGTCTGGCAGTCCCCGGTGATCGACAACGGTGGCATCGCGATCCCCCTGGACCTGGACGTGCTCCAGCAGGCCGAGGACGCGGCGGATCAGGCCGGCGACGGCATGATCTCCCTGTTCATCACCAGCTACGGCCTGCGCCGTTCGCTGCTCAACCTGCTCCAGGCCAGCAAGCGGTTCTTCAACACCATGGAGCTGGAAGGCGGCTTCAAGGCGCTGGAGTACAACGGCAAGGCGTTCGTGCCCGACAAGGACGCGACGTGGGGCCGGCTCTACCCGCTCGATGAGGCCACGTGGGCGATGTACCAGGAGGCGCCGACCCACTGGATCGACGACGACGGCCACATCCTCTTCCGCGACAGCAACCGGGACGCGTTCCAGGCCGCGCTGCGCAGCTTCTGGGAGGTCGCGACGACCGCCCGCAACCGCAACGTGCTGGTCACCGACCTGCTCGACCCGACCTGAGCACGAAAGGAGAACACTCACATGG